GAATAATTTTGCTATAATGTGGCAATTATTTGGAGAATTTTATTATACAATAGTAATTTCCAATCATTTTCCAATATTGGCAATTTTATAAATGAGCATGTAGGGAGACGGATAAAAAATGGCGAAGAATATTGGTATTTGTTTTCAAAATAGAATTTAGGTATCATTTATTAGAAAGATTTTTGAGATTCGCGGAAAGTTCACTTCTTGGAATTTGAAAAACATTCTCTACAATAGGCTTCAGATTCCAGATACATCCACTTGGCACATCAATAGTAGTATACCAAATTATTATTATTTTTTTCGCACCATTTTTAATTGGGTTAATTACTTGATGTATATATGGATTAAATTCTATTCCACCAAATTTTTTTGAAACTTTTTGCCAATCTATGGGGGGAAGTGCGCTTCCCCCCTTACCCCCCCATGCTCTTGCAGCCCCACAATTGCCAAATTTTAGCAAAAATAGTTATAGAATAATAATGGAATAAAATTATTTAATAAATAATTTTGCTAAAATGAGGTGATTATTTGGAGAATTTTATTATACAATAGTAATTTCCAATCATTTTCCAATATTGGCAATTTTATAAATGAGCATGTGGGGAGACGGATAAAAAACGGCGAAGAATATTGGAATTTGTTTTCCAACTATAATTCATGTATCATTTATTAGAAAGATTTTTGAGATTCGCGGAAAGTTCTCTTCTACTCATTTTCTGGATATTATCTACAATATGCTTCAAATTCCAAATACATCCACTTGGCACTCAATAGTACTATACCAAGATATTATTATTTTTTTCGACCCATTTTTAATTGGGTTAATTACTTGATGTATATAGGTTAAATTCAATTCCGCCAAATTTTTTTGCAACTTTTTGCCAATCTATAATATTATGGTCAAAATAAACATTTTCTTTACTATCTAATAAACTAAGTTTTTTATATGGTTTTATTCTATACAATTTTATGAATAATTTAACACCATCATTTTTTTTATACTAAGTATTTTATTTGGATCTGTATTTTTTATATCAGTTGTAATACTATTTTTACGAATAGATAATTTGAATATGTTAGTATCTTTGGGTTCTCCCATCTGATTGGTGTTTTATTATCTAAATAAAAAATTTCCACATTATATAATATTATTGTTAAATTCCTGATGTTATATATTATTCTTTAATTCTATAAATAAATATCAAAAAAAATTGATGGTAAAATATAGACTCTTTTTTTATATTAAATAGAAATAAAAAAATGCAACATTTAACTCCGATTAGATTTCGATGTACCAAAACAAATTATTTTATTTACCATTCGGATATAATTGCTTCCATGCAGGGAAAATATCCTGAGGAATGTGATTTTATTATAGAATTCGCCTTTGATCGGCAAGCCTTGGAGTGGACTGGTAGTTGTAGATGCCCAGCAAGACGGACAAAACCTCCATGCAGATCATGCCAAAATGGAAATAGCCGCCGCAATGACAACCAGATAGATTCTTTAATCAGAGACGTCCAGCAAACAGTTCAAAGGAATTTTGATGAATATCTTGGTCATATCAAGACATTTTATTTGGCATGCAATGACTTTACAAAGTTCTTATCATCCAGTATTTTGTTGATAAATCTTCAAAATAGGTACCTTTTAGGTCCAACAAAAATGCATAGTTTATCTTTCGACATTGAAAGTATCTTCGAAAAATACATGAGAAAGTATGAAAGAAACTCGCTTTCACAGTCCGGGAAAAGATGTGGGTTAAGGGATGATTTATCTAAAATTTTTCAGCATGTAAGAATGCCAATTTCTTCTAGAAATATCTTCCCGGATTTTGCGGATATTTCCATACACGGTAAGCTTTTGGCTTTGTCCATGTCAATGAAGATTATTTACAAACTTTTCTCACTTTGCCACCTGCCTGATGAATCAATAAACAGAATCTTTTTAATGCGGCAGTTTGGACAATGCATTTTTGGCATGTTCTTCAGACAACAAATGCGGAAGTTAAAGTGATTATTGCGATTTTATGAATCAGCTCGGGGGGGTAGGTGGGAAGCGCGCCCCCCTCCCAAAAAGTGAATCTTTTTCGACTTAAAACTTATAAGATAACAAACATAAACTTACACTATAATGATCGAAATAGATAAATTACAAAAGTTTTTAAACCGTGATTCAAAAACTCGCGAAAAGGAGTATGCATTTCACATCCCTGAAAAACAATTTGAATCCGGGCATATTTATGGAAAGTATATTCTGGACGCAAAATTCAGCATGATTGGCAAACGATTCATTGATTTGCCTGAATGGGTTAGATTTGGGGAAGAATCTCCACAACTCCAGTATATATCTGAAAAACTAATTCCCAAAAACACTTTCACGAGTGCAATTTTGAATTCACTTATGCCGGAATACCGGTTTTTTGATTTGAAAACAAAGCTCACCTTCTGCAGCGATCTACACCGCCAAATTGGCTATGACATGGAGAAGAATGCATTATATAAAGACATGGGCTATGCTAGATTAAGAAAAGAAATTCGCGAAAAATTCATTAATGCTGATGATTTAGATAATAATGAAAAATTGAAGCAGATTATTATTGACTACTTTTCGCTGACAGTCTATGAAATTTCAAAGACTAAACAGGAAAAATTTGGGAGGAATATGGAAATATCCCGGAAAGGATTTGTTCCTTTAATGTGGAGAAAAACTGAGAAGAATGATGAATATTTAGATAAAAATATTTCTTGTTTTTTGCTTAGATTGGAGGACAAATACTATTCAATTATTAAGCAAAATACAAGTGGTCTTTTTGATTTTTCTGTAGATTTACCAGATGATATTGAAATTTATGTTCCTCAAGAAGATGATATAGAAGAGTCAGAACCTGAGCCTATTTCTGAGACTCTAATTATGAAATCTCCAACGAAAGTTCTTGAAAAGAAGAAAGCAAGCAAAAAGAAGGAATCCGAAAAAGAGCCTGAAAAGGAACCAGAAATAATTATTAAAAAACAAGAAGAACCCAAAGAAGAACCAGAAAAGGTCCGAAAAATCTTTATTCCAAAGAAAATTACTCTAAAAGAAATTCAAGACTTAGCTATTCAACGTGATATTCCAATTCAGAAAAAATCTGAGAAAACCGGAAAGATGTTAAATAAGACAATTGATGAGTTACGAGAAGATATTTTGGGTAAATAGATATATTTTTTATATATTCTAGTGTATGACCAAAATATTAGCAGATTATGTTTGGATTGGTGGTAATATGGAATTAAGAAGTAAAGTAATGGTTTTAACTCTTAAGCATTCTCAGGAAGCAATCTTAAAAGATTTTCCAGAATGGAATTATGATGGTAGTTCTACTTTTCAAGCATCAGGTACTGATAGTGAAGTTATTATAAAACCCAACTCAATATATAAATGTCCATTCCGGAAGGGTGATAATGTTATTGTTTTTTGTGACACATATTTACCAAATGGTCAGCCTCATCAGACAAATCATAGATATTGGGCTAAGAAAATTTTTGATAAAAAATTAGAATTAGAGCCATGGTATGGATTGGAGCAAGAATATTTTTTGATGGACCGCGCCACTGGTAAGCCCTATGGAGAATATGAAAAGCCAATAGTTCAAGGGCAATATTATTGCAGTGTTGGAAGTCGTAATGCATTTGGGCGAAAAATAGTGGATGCCCATTTGGAAGCCTGTTTATATGCAGGGCTCAGAATAAGTGGCATTAACGCTGAAGTAGCCCCTGGTCAGTGGGAATTCCAAATTGGTCCTGCAGTTGGTATAGAAGCTGGGGACCATCTTTGGATGGCTAGGTATTTATTGGAGAGAATAACAGAAGATTTTGGAGGTGAGGTTTATATTGAGTATCACCCCAAACCATTACAAGGAATTAATGGAAGTGGCTGCCATTGCAATTATAGCACGAAGGAGATGCGGGAAGGAAGTGAAAGGCGAGAAGGTATTGAATTTATTTATGAGGCTATTAAAAAATTGGAGGAAAATCATGATAACCACATGAAAGTTTATGGGGCGGACAATGACAAACGAATGACTGGATTGCATGAAACGTCGTCATATAAGAAGTTTTCCTATGGAAAAGCCAATCGGAGCTGCAGTGTTCGTATTGGAAACAAAACTGTGGAAGATGGACGAGGTTATTTCGAGGACAGGCGACCAGCGAGCAATTGTGACCCATATTTAGTCACATCTAAGATTTTCGAGACCACTGCAGCCTAAAAAGGAAAAAAAGTGATTAAAAAAAGACTTAAAATTTAAGTCTTTTTATATTATAATAATGGAAATAAATAATTCAGAATTCTTGTCTGTTTTCAAAAAATTGGGGGATAAACAACGGGTAAGGATCGTATTTGACCGAAAAATTTATGGATTATCCCGCAGTTTATACACCAAAATATTGGAGCGTTTTATATTTAATGAGAAAAATGGAGGGCGAAATGTTCCCTATGAGATGATTACAATGCTGAATATTTGGAATCATGAGAGTGAAAAGACGAAAAAAATGAGCCGAATTGTGGGGAAAAATGAGGTCAAACGTTATTGGCAATTTGGAACAATAAGTGGAGAAAACACTGGAATTGAAGAGGTCATAGTTGATAAGAAGCCCATAAGTAAATTCGGAATAGATGTCCAAATTGTGGAAGATAAGGTGGCGAAAGAAGATGTTGATTTGTCGGGGAAAAAGGTATATCAAATTTTGAATTTATACAAATTCAAAGAGCCAAAATGGGAGTTTTATACAAATCTAATAGAAGAAAAGAAGATAGAGACAGACAAGAATTTTCGCGATAGTGGGTGCATTGCGGCTCAACCTGAATTTTATCTAGAAATTGAGATTGTGGAACCAAAGTATGATGACCCCGAATTTATGGATTATTTCGGAAAATATTTACGGTGGCTATTTGAAGAGCTCCAGCAATCGAATTTTGTATTAACAGTCGATGACCAAGCGAATCTGGATAAATTATTCCGGAAATTGGTGAAAACAGACAAACTGACATTTGTGGAGCCCGTGGAAATATTGAGACGGAATTTTCATAAGAAGGGGAATATATCGTATGTTCGCGAAAATTATGGTGTTTGCTATAATGTGGATGGAGAGCGGCGCTATTTGTTTATATCTGAGCATTTTAGTGGTGGAATCGATGGAAATATATTTATGATAACAGAAGATGGTAAATTCATAAATACTGGTAAAAAAGTGGATGGTTTCTACAACACACTTGCCGTAGGCTATCATAATAAGATGAACAATGTATTTTATATGACGGACATTTTATTTTATAAGGGAAATGATGTACGAAAGAGTATTTTTCACAATTCTGGAGGGGGCGCTGCAAGGGAGAAAAACCGCTATGATTATTTGATGCAATTTTTCCGGGAGGGAATCCAAGCGAGTAAGTATGTGAATGCCGAACTAAAAGATGAAGTGACAAAGATTATTGGGGCGAAATATTTATTTGGTAATGGACCCATATTTGAAGATAATTTGGGCGAAATGTTCGATAAAATAAAGATACAAGATTTCGTAGCAAATGGGCTGTTATTTTTGCCGATTGATAAGCCATATCCCGACCAAGGTGGGCGTTCTTATGAATATATGAAGTGGACATATGCAAATTTCAGGCTGGCGGAATTCCTGGTTCGGATTGTGAAGAAAGATCAAGAAGATAAGATTAGTCCGTTCCAATTGCCGGCTAGGGGGAAAGATTTGGAGGGGAAAATCATTCAGTATAAATCTCTGCAGTTGTTTGTAGGAGGTATCCGTGAATTAGGTGGCGAACAAAACAAGAAAATAGTGACTATTGTGGATTTTTTACCTAGAGGAACTGACCCTAGTGCAAATATTAATATTGCAAATATTCCATTGAATGAAGCGGGAAAATTAGTTGCTCATAATATTTTGAATGAGGTAACAGAAGAAATAGAAGACAATACAATTGTTGAATTTGTATATCAACGAATTTATGGGGAATATACCACGGACTTATTCAAATGGACGCCAGTTAGCATAAACCACCTGAAAACTAAAATGTTTCGAGAAGGAAACACCAGTGTTCTTATGACAGAAACTTATGCAAATCATGTCTGGAATTCTTTGACAAATGGCATAACTGAAACGCAAATGAGAGAGGGAAATGTTCCAGAGGAAGATTTAAGTCATTTGTATTATGCTCAGAATAATTCTGTGAGACTAAAGAAGTTTCCATTCCAGATTTTCCATAACCGAGTGGTAAAAGATAAGCTTATTATGAGTGTATGTCCTGCAATTATAAAGAAAGCGCGGAATATGGAGGGGTCATTACTGGATTTGGCGGCTGGAACTGGTGGCGATAGTTTGAAATGGAAGTTGGGATTATTGAAGAATGTAGTTGGAATTGAAATTGTAAAAGAAAGTGTAGAAATTGCTAGGGCGACATATATGTCGCACAAGGGAACGAAACCCAATACGACTTATATTTGGGGCGATTCTGGGCGGCTGATATTCCCGGATTACGATGCAGCTTTGGATGGATATAATAAGGGGCTATTGAAGAAGGTGATTCTATCAAAGAATCAGTTTGATGTTGTTAGCATGCAATTTGCCATTCATTATTTGTTCGAGAACGAGATAAAATTGCGGATTTTTTTACAGAATGTGAGCGACAATTTGAAGGTTGGAGGGTATTTTATTGGCACGTCAATGGATGGAGGACGCATATTTGAATTAATGAAGGGACTTAAAAAGCCAGCAGAGGGAATAATTGGAGATGATATTTTGTGGAGGATTGAGAAGAAATATTCAGCAACTATGAAATGGGATTCAAAGAAGCCTATGTTGGGACACAAAATAGAGGTATATATTAATACGATTGGTATTCCACATGAGGAATATTTAGTGAATTACACATATTTGGAGGATATTTTGAAAGAATACGGATTTGAACTAGAGATTGTTAGAGGATTTGGAGATATTTATGCAATGGGTGATGATGAATATAGGGAAGATATGAAGGCAATGTCTGATACGGAGAAAAAATTTAGCTTTTTGCACAATGAGTTTCGATTTAAGAAGACGAAGAATTCGAGCGATGAAGTATATATTAAACTTGTAAATATGATTCAGAAAGAAAAGAAGAAAGAAGAAAAATTAAAGGCAATGTCGGGTGGTGATAATAAGATTATTATGAAATTACATTGAAATCACTTTTTCACTTGAATTATATTCATTATAAATATTTTGAATAATTTCTTTTGTTAGTTGTGTTCTACCATTCATAATACGACATACTAAAATTGTATTCTCAATCGTATGATGTTGTAAATTATCACATCTTTCTAGACTCCAATAATTAGGATCAGAACGGTTAAATGAAAAAGGTACTCCACTATAATAACATCTACCTTTTTGACTATGTATTTTATTTACCATATCAATCGGTTCTAGTTTTTTTATAGTGGATTTATCTTTTCGTGATTTACTTCTGTGATCAATTGCATAGTATCTTTCTACTTGATCTCTTAGAATTCTAGGAAGGTGTAAATTAGCACATTGCGAACTATATTCAGGATTCGTTTTTTTCTTGATATTAGTGACTTGTTTTGTAAGTTCCGGATTATCATTTAGTTCTTTTTTTTCTTCTTTTGATAAATGTAACAAACAAACGGTTTTATATTTTACGCAAATACGTCTGCATTCTTTTCCTTTAACAATATGCCCACAACTACCAACATCATCTTCATATATTTGTCTAAAAGCAGTAACTCCATTTTGTTCAGGGGTGTTTGAGATTTTTATATCTAATTCTTGTAGAAATTGTGTAGTATCGGATGGAGATTCTTTTTCCTTTTTCATAGTTAGAAGAATCTGTTTCCAAGCATCTTTCAAATTTTTAATAGAATGTTCTTGAACCTGAAGACACTGCATAATTACTACACAATTTTTTTGATAATGTATGTCTTCTTCACCATTATTTTGAACACTTGCACTATAATAAAAACCTCGTTCTAATGTAATTGGTAAATTTGTAATATCACAACGATTATTTTGTTTTTTAAGTTGTTGTTCAAGCCATTCAATTGTTAAATCACCATTATTACTCTTAATCATTAAACGCATAATTTCACCTTTCGTTTTAGAGCGTACTTCTGTCACCTTTTTTGAGCATAATATACAACCATAAAAAGGAGAGTTTGATACTAATTCTTTACCAGATTCTCTTTCTAAATTAGTTTTTTTATGTTCGCTATATTCGGTATGAAAATAGTTAGGTGTTAGTGGGTATTCTATTCCACAACAAACGCACGTTTCATATACTGCTTTATTTCCTTCTGGAATAATCGCTTGACCATCATAAGTAAATCCTTTTACATGAACATTACGTTTTTTATCATATTTATGACTATTTTTTGCATCAAATTCTAAGTGTTTTTTTGTTTTTATATGATGATGTTTCGTATTAGACGTATAATGACTACCACAATAACATGTAATACTATTTTTAGATTTATTTGGTTGAACAAGAGGTCCTGGTAATAAATCTACATCATTTAACCATTTATGAAGTAAGCTAATGTGAATTGTATTTTGATTCATTTTATTTTATATATACTTATCTTTATAAAAATTCAATTTTTATAAATTGGCTGATTATTAAAATCTACGTTGAGAGTATGAAGCCAGCGGAAACAGTTATGCTGTCATTTTTTCAAATACAGAATAGCCTTCGTTTTGCTCATTGGAGGGCGAAGAAATATTCCACGCACAAGGCGCTGGATAAATTCTTAGACAAGTTCATGAAGAAAATGGACGAGTTTATTGAGATTTGGCAGGGAAAATACGGGCGCATTGAATACATGAAGAAGAACCGCGAAAAAGACGTGAAAATATACCAGATTGAAGCGGATGATCTAGACAAATACTTGGATGTTATAATTGGGTTTTTATCTGGGGTGAAGGATAAAAATTGCAAGAAGTATGTGATCCACAATAAAACGAATTATTGTGGGATAACAATATTAGATATAATAGATAAAAATGATACAGATTTGTTGAACTTGAGGGATGAAATATTGGGGTTAGTAAATAGATTGAAGTATTTATTGAACTTGTCATAGTTTTATTGTTTATTCACTCGCATTTTGCAAACTCTACTTGCAACGGAGAGTATCAGATAACTTGATGAAGATGAACTTTTATAGGCTAAGTATCGTGCATCACTATTAATTTTATAATAGAGATATTCAAGAGTGTAACTTGATTGGCTCACTTCTTCGCGACTATTGTGGCGAATACGATTCGAAAGAAAATCAAACAACGCGTCTGAATGTAGCTCTTTTTTTGATCTATAGTTTGACGGATTGTGCTGCGAAGGAGGCTATCAGGGAAATTTTACCTGAAGAAGGCAGAGCGATTCTCGAAGAAATTTCAAAAAAGAGAAAGAGTATTCTGGGTACTCTGTCAGATAGCAATCAAATTGCATATTTGCAACATAAAATTACCAAGTTTTTTGAAGATTAAAAACTCTTGACCACCTTTTTGGCGCTCAAGAGTAAAAATTTGTGAAAAATTATAATATTAGTCTAATTTGGGTTTCACAAATTTCTCAACCATCTCTTCGCCAAATTTTTTAGAAGCGGCTTCTTCAGTGACTTCTTTACGACGGACTTTTGAAATCATGGTCATCATTTGTTCAAATTGGGTGAGGTCAAATTTCTTACCATTTTCAATAATCATATTGAATAGGGCGGGGTAAATCATCATAAGGGGCATATATTTTTGCTGGTATTTACCGCGCAAATCGGCGAATTTTTTGGCTTCACGCTTGCGATTGTCATCTGTGCAATCGGTTTCAGTGAAGAGTTGATATACATATGATTTGATTTGTTCTACATCAAGGTGTTCATCAAATTCTTTTTGTTGATTGGGTGGGAGCTGGTCTTTAAAGTCTTCAAGAGACGCAGATTGATTGGTTTGGTTCGTAGTGAATGACATGATAATGATTAGAATATAAAAATTGTTTTTAAACTAATAAATTATTCTTTTATAGATTATGCATTGGAAGCATTATTTATACATATCAGCTTTGATATTGATTATTATTCTAATAATTATTTATATAATTGGCAAAAATTTAAAGATAGATATACTAGATTTAGCAAATGCAGAAAGTTTTGATAATCCATTGGAAATAAGTAAAGATATGATTGACAAAATGTACGCTAAAATTTACAATAAAGTATTTGATGAACCGGATGTTTTTAAACAAGAATCAAAGGAAATTCTGAAATTCATGGAAAAGCATGGGATTGAAGGTGGGCAAATATTAGAAGTAGGTACCGGGACTGGTAAATATTTCCAGAATTTAAGTTCAAGTGGTCTAAAAGTGATTGGATTGGACCGCAGTGAAGCAATGTTGGAAATATTTGCGCTAAGAAATCCTCTTGGAAAGTCTATTTTAGGAGATATGAAAAATGAGGGGCTATTTAAGAAGCAACAATTTAAGATGATATTATGTTTGAAAGAAACACTATACCATAATAAGATTATGGATTGGGATACTATATTAAGTAATTTTTTTTACTGGTTGAAACCAGATGGATATTTAGTAATACATATTTTTGATAGGGAAAAATTAGATGCTTGTCCAAGGAATATGACATTTTCAAGGAAAGATGGAGAAGGAAGACTGCATGGAATTACAAATTTCCCCAATTTTACACATGATGGATGGTGGGAGAAGAGGGGACAAGCAATTTGTCAATATAATGAAATTATTGCAATAAGAGATAAGAATGGAACAATTACAAAGAAGAAGCATTATAAACATAATTTAGTGATGCCTGAAAAAAATAAAATTATTGAGAAAATAATGTCAAACTATTTTAAACTAATAGAAATCGTTAAATTAGAACATTTAGGATTAAAAGATCACGATTTATATTTTTTTAAAAAAATTAAATAATATATGGCAGCATTAAGTAATAGCGGTTATAGTCAAGGATGGATGAGTAGTTATTATCCTTATAGTAATTACATGATTGTAAATAATGAATTAGTATTAGGAGGAAATATAATAAAAATAAATAATGAAATATTAACAAAAGATATTATTCAAAAAAGTAATAGTGGCTTTAGTAGTAGTGCAACTACTAATCAGACAGGAGGTCAAAGTAAAGTAAAAAAATATAAAATTAAAGCTGATGGTATTGATGAAGCATTTGAAAAATTAGAGAGAAATATTAAAGGTGGAAAAGGAGATATTTTAGTTTTACAATTGGAAAGTTTAGATGGCAAAAATAAAAAAAATTTTTATAAAATTTATAGAAAAAAATATAAGTTATAATATAAGATGTCATCAACAAACCAGTTTCAGAAAGAACTTACAAAACTCGAAGGTTTATTAAGTAGTTTAAATAAAAAGAATAAAGGAAGCAATTTTTCAGGAGGAAGTAGAACGCATAAAAAACGCGACCCGAATGATTTTGAATATTATTTATCTGGTGGAGCCGAAAGTGATTCTCGTTTTTTTAAGCTTGTTAGTGTAAATGGCAAAACAGTTGATGGTGGTAGATATGAGCTTCCATTAAAAACTAAAACCGGAAAGCCCCAAACTAGAGGTCCTAAAGATAAGGCTTCCAGTGCATTTTCTGAGATATGTCAGAAAAATGGGGAAAAAGGTGAGTGTAGCTATAAATTTGCCATTCAGGAAACAACCCGAGGAAGCAATAAAAAAGTTTATCACTATCAGGGAAAGAGGGTTAAATTAAGTAAGCCAGTTGTTCTTAAATTAAAAGACCGCAAGACTGGTAAAGTTAAGGAAGTTGTCAAGCGATTCAAGAATGTTATTACTTCTCTTGGTTCCGAACACAACTAATATTATTTTTTAATCAATAAATGATAAAAAAATATGTATATTGTTTATATAATGAGCAAAACATATAATTATACGATTTTAGATTATCCAAATGAAGGACAGAAATATGGTAAATATATGGGTAAATCTCCTGGAATTGTTGCAAATAAAATTTTTAATAAATTAATGAAGTTATACAATTTTAATGATAATGTAGATGGAAAGAAATATTTAGTATTTGAATTTCAAAATATTGATACTGGTAAAATATATGAATATATTGGAACACCTATTATATTACAAAATCCAATGTCAGTTAATATTCATAATCAAAATATAAGTATTACACACCGTTCAATCGTTGTAAAATATGATGATATAATGAAGGAAATATTTAGTCCGGAACTAAAAACTATAAAATCTATAACATAAATATGTCAATAAAAGAACCAGAGTTAAATCCAGATGATCCACAAAAAAAAGGAAATGATGCTATTGCTGCATCAAATTCAACTACAACGAATCAAGTTAGTGGTATTTTAAATATTGATAAATTATATCCAGATAAGCCTATTATAATTCCCTATCAAAATCCTTATACTATACATGGAGGTGGATATATAAGACAATATAGATTTATATCAAAGCCAGGACAATTCTCAGTTCAAGGAAGAAATCTAATGGATGCACTTAGGAATGGATTGGAAAAATTGGAAAATGATAATATAGATATTTATAATAGTCGAAAACAAATATCAGTCAATTTACAAAGAGAAAGTAATAGAATAAATAAAATACATAAGTTTATGGTAAAAATATTTAGAATTAATCATCCTGTTTATCATTATAAAATCGAATTATGGAAATTATGAAAATTTATTCTAATTAAAAAAATCTGCATACATTATGAAAATGGGAGAATATCATTGTGAGAATCATTTAGAGATTTATGGAAAATGGGAAGATTTAAAGACTTTTACCATAAATAACTGGGGAAATCAGGGTTTAAGTTTTCGTAAATCAGCTGATGTTGAGCAGCCATGTATGATTGAGTATGAAAAAGACGTATTTAATCGCGAAATGGATATGATATATTACACATTTTTAACAAGGCAAGAGCCACCAGAAAAATGGCTAGCACAAATATCTAAACAATATAGCCATCTCGAATTCAATTTATATTATCAAAATAAGAAAATTGATAAAACCGGAGATTATATGATTAAAAATGGAGAAATTTATTATAAAGAGGAATTGGTAAATTAGTAAATTAAAGAAAATCTACTTGCGGCAACATAAGCATCATCAGCGCCAATAAATTCCTTAGATTCAGATGCAATAATTCTTTTCGAAAAACTGGCATCTTCTTTAGTCAATTTACAGACTGCATTTAGTTTTGTAAATTTATCTGCAAATGTAATAAGATAACATACATCACCGAATGGTTGTTGTAAGTAATCACCATCTAACCCACTTGTAACAACAATTTTGCCCATTTGTTCAACTAATACTTTTATAGTTTGGAAGGCATTTTTCAAGAATTGGACCTCATCAATCATAATAACATCATAGTCTTCTAAATTTGAATGGTCCAATATTTCTAGAAGGTCTGATAAAGATAGTATTGTTTGGAAAACTTCATGATTATGGGAACATATATTGCCGATTGCATCATAGCGACGGTCATTACAGTAATTCACTGATAATATTTTCTTATCAATTGACTGATATTGTTTGCAAATACGGATAAGTTCAGTAGTTTTCCCAGAGAACATAGAGCCCGAAATAACATGCAAGAAGCCCTTATTTTTTGTAATAAAATTTCTAGAAACTGGCAAATATTTGTCACCTGATTTCATTGAAAAAATTGCTGGAGTTGTGTCTCTCAATTGAGAACAAAGAGCAGTTAATTTATATACATACTCGCATTTAGGTATAATATCTATGATGTTATCATATGGTAAGCGTTGATAGTCATTATCAAGTGCGGCACAAATGAATTTTTTATCCATTTTATTGGCAAGAATATTTAAAATAAAACAATCAGCAAATAATTGTAAATTATCAATAATAATAACATTACTTTTTTGAAATAATACTGATGTTACGATATTTTCTATTGTTGATGTGCTAATTATTTTCATAAATTCCTTCGTAAATGAATCATTTACTAATGAGTCATGTAAAACAATGGCTATATCATCTTCTTTTGTTAAATGACAATAATAAAGCCGTAATAATTCAGTGGTTTTTCCAGCTTTTGTAGGTCCAATATATAGAGTAATTGAGCCAGTCATTATTTTTTATATATTGAAAACATCTTTTTAATATTTCATTTTTTACGCACGGGGATTTAAAGCTTTTTTGCGTAAAAGGATTTAAATATGCCTAGTAATAAGAAAAGTGTGAGTGTTAGTTCTTCACAAAATGAAGATGATATTTCTAAACTTATGCCGAAGAAAAGGGGTCGTCGTCCAAAAGATAAATCATATACCGTAATAAGTAATTACAAAGATACTCAAGTTGAAATAGAAAATGATAATATTATTTTACATTTGCCAGGTGATGAAAAAATTAATAATGAAAATTATAATGATATTATTATAAATACTGATGGAATAATGAGATACGATCCTATATTAAATGAACCAATGCCATATGAGCCTCTTAATCAAATGCAAAGTGATTATGCGAATATATTAGATAAAAATCAGGATAAAATTGAAATAGAAGAGTTAGAAAATAAGGATAGTGATTCTATTAATGAAGAGTCAAGTATAAAAAATGATGAAGTATTTGTTCGAACAATTGGATTTGAAGAAATGAATAAAAACTATTTCAATGTTTTAAAAAAAGTAAAGATATTGAAAATGATGCAAGTTGATGATTCTAAAAAAGAATGGGATACAACAACTGAACATGCATGTTTTTATTGCACTGAAAAATTCCAGACAATGCCAATTGGAATACCAATCCGACACATTAGAGGAAAATTTTTTTGCAGAGATAATTTTTGTTCATTCAATTGTGCTGCAGCATATATATTTTCTGGTTTTGATACTAGATATCATTTTAAGAAATGGGAGTATTATTCATTGCTTTGTTTGTTGGCAAAACAGATAAATGAATTAATTGATACTGAGAATGGTAATAATAATCAAAAGATTATTTATATTAAATTGGCAGAAGATAGAAACTTACTAAAGAAGTTTGGAGGACCTATAACAATTGAAGAATTTAGGAAGCAATTTTATTATTTGGATAAGAAATATTCATTGTTATATCCACCTGTTTCTTGTATGTATCCTCAAACTGAGGTTGCCCATTATGTGAGTATTCATAGACAGAAGGCGATGTTGTTAAATAATGAGAATCGTTTTCAGGAATTGAATGATTTGAGATTAAAGAGGGATAAGCCATTACTACAAAAGAAAAATACATTAGAGGAATATATGTCATTGAAAATTTCGTAAAATAAGCTTAAAAATAATAGTACATTATTATACTACTAAGAAAAATGGGAAAGAAGATTTATGCAGAACTGGATAAAATAACATTCGAAAGTATAAAGAAATCAAGGTCAGCAAATGGAATGATTGATGAGAATAAGTTTTTCAGAGGATTAAAAGAGGGAGATAGTGTAATTTTTTCTTGCAATCAGAAGAAAATAGAGGCTGTTTTAAAGAAGATAAAGAAATATAATAGCATAGCCGAATATTTAAAAATGAATGCTCATATTGGAATGATGGAAGTAAATAGCTCAAAACCAATCGATTTTTTGAATAAAATGAACGATAAAAAAGTAAAAATATATGAAGTTGATTATTATCCTTATGGAGATGATAAGGATAGTGGAGGAGGTAGTGGTTGGGGAAGTAATAGAAAAAATAGTTTAAACTATGGTGATAAAGAACTTGAAAGTTTTATATCAGCTTTATTTGGTGGAAATATTGATGATGATGAATAGATTAGTCAAGATATTGATAAACTTCAGAATAGTCCACATTTTGAACATCTTCAATTTCTTTCTTTTTATTATTTCTATGAATAATTGATGAAATTTTTTTAGAATATTTTGATGATTTAATTTTATCACGAATATTGCCAATAGTGGATACTGTAAAATTTTCGAATTTTTTTGAATATGAAGTGACTTGAATATTTGCAGTTATAAAAAGTATTATTGTAATTGCAACTAAAGCGAATAATAAATAAAGCATTTATATATTATTCAAAGAAATAATTATTTTATTGTTGAGCACATTGCATTGGCATTCCTTGGTGACTATTATTTTGCATTTCATCATCATCATCTCCTCTATAATGGTCGGGTACTTCAGAAGATGGAATAAGATTAACAATTTTTTCAGAATCTAAATTTTGAAAGTCAGTTGTTTTAGTACGACCTTCATAAATTTTATCCATTAGACTTTTAAATTCATCCAAATATTGGGATGGTATAGATTTTGGGAGTTCCAATTCAAAATGAATATTCATATTCCCATTTTCAATACCATAAGAGGGAATAATATATGTTTCATCCAAATCAATCTTTTGGTAATAGCAAAAATTTATTTCTTTATCTCCAAAATATTTTATTGTCTTTTCAACTCCATTATAATACTCATCAAGATGAATTTTAAATGTTGCTTCTAGGTCATCTCCATTTCCACGTGAAAAAACATATTTGCGGTCTTTTACATTAGTGTTTGGTAAAGAGTTAATGGATGAATATGAACTCTCATCGCCATCATCTTCTCCATCATCTTCTCCATCATCTTCTCCATCATCTTCGCCATCATCTTCGCCATCATCCTCGCCATCATCTTCGCCATCATCTTCACCATCATCTTCACCATTATCCTCACCATCATCCTCTATCTCAATAGGTGACTCATCTTCATCATCTCCTTCATCTTTATCATTTTGAATGATGTTAAATTCATCTTCATCTACATAAATTGCAATTACATCACCAGTTTCTAGAGTAGGAATTTGATGACCTCTTTTTTCAAATAATTGGTGCTTATTAGGGCGTGCTCCTTTAGGAATAACCAATTCAAGTTCTTCTTCAAATGGAACAAGTAATTCAGGTAGGGGTGGTTCCAATTTATCCCAAACTTGCCCTTCTGGAAAACCCATACGCTTATATTTAATAGTTTTTGTGGATCCAAAATAGGAATCATCCATCGTTAAACATACAGAAACTTTAACCGGTTGTACATTAATTCTGCGTTCTTTGTGAGCTCTATTACCAAAAAAATGTTCAAAAATTTCTCTAGGGTCACTCATAGAACCACTTGATGATTTACCAAATTTATCATATGATTCCCTCTTCTCAGCGTCAGAAAGTGTTTCATAAGCTTCAGTAATTTGTTTAAATTTTTCAAGTGCTTCTGAATTATCTGGATTTTTATCTGGATGATATTTCATTGCTAATTTTTTATAGGATTTTTTGATTTCATCGCTAGTGCAATCGGAGGAAAGTTCTAAAACATCGTACAAAGAAGTGTCTGTCATTCTATATAAATAAAAATAAAATTCTTTTAAATTGTGACCGCAGCGCGGCTTAAAATAATTCTTATATTCTATCTTAATCCTATAGAATGACGAAAATTTTATCATTTGATGTAGGGATAAAAAATTTAGCCTTTTGTTTTCTAGATTATAATAAAGAAGAGTCCAGAATTAATAATATAATAGCATGGGGTATTATTAATTGTAAATCGGAATTATGGATGCCAGAGCAAAATAATAAAAAATGTAAGAAATGTGGGAAAGGCACTAACTATTGGATAGTAAAAGATGGAGAGCGCATGGAAATGTGCAAAGTTCATGCACGCCCTTATGAAAAAGATTATTCGGCACAAGTGAAAACATCAAAAAATAAATATAATCAAGTTGATTCACTTGGCTATGAATATTATCCATATGAATTGCGTGATTTACATTGTCCTTGTGGTGAAAAAAGCCGAAAATTTTTCATAAAATATGATGGCGAAATTTGTTTGAAAAATATAAAGATTGGAGGTTTTTGCAATAAATGTAGCAAAGAAGTAGAAAAGTCAGGACAAGTTTTATCTAAAATTAGTGACTATCTAAAAGACGATGATTTCAAAACATATACTAGGATATACGATGGACTCTCAAATTTAAAATTGGATGGAGTGAATGAAATTATAATAGAGAATCAGCCAGCTCTTAAGAATCCAAAAATGAAATCGGTACAACTATTCATATATACATATTTTTTTTGTAAAATGAGAGAGGGAAAATACTCTGAATTGGCAAATGTAAGTTTTTTCAATGCGAGTAAGAAATTATTTAAAAAAGATCAACATAATAGCAGCCAACAGCAACTGATTCAAGAAAATGGCGAGGATTCTGTAAAAAAGCCCCAAGAAAAATTGTCAGATTATCAATCTTATAAGAAGAGGAAGAATGATAGCATAGATATTGTAAAAGGTTTTTTACTAAACCTGGGAGATTGGAATGAATATTTCCAATCACACCCGAAAAAAGATGATTTGGCGGATTCTTTGCTACAGGGGGTTATGTTTTTCGCTTAGTTTCCAGACTAAGTTTCCGTTATTTTGGGAGTGATTGTACCCCATCCAACATTCTTCTTTATTTTTTCCACTTGTTTCATATCTTCCTCATTCAAGAGCATTTCACCATCTAAAATTCTTTTGAGCCCCCTTTTAGTAATCTTCTTTGTCCTTAACCATTTTGAGCCTAAAATAATTGCTAATTTTGCATCTTCTTCGGCTTTTTTGCGGGTTTGAGATTCCATGTAGTCGAATTGGTCTGCCCATTTTTCGAATTTATCACGAACAACTTCATTCACATTAACTTCATTGGAATTATAGAGGTCACATATTTGGTCATATTTTTCAATAGTGAATTGTTCAACGAATTCTTCAAAACGGTTTGTATCCCAGCTATTTTTCTCTTTGAGTGTTTTAATAATATTTTCTTTTATGTTTTCAATGAGTACATTATGATTTTCAGGATGCTCCTCATGGTAATGCACCATTTTTATGAATTGAGGGAGACAAGTAGAGGGATGGCTAATTAATTTTTCAACTTGACTTGGTGTAATATAATTGAGATTTTCATTACCATATGAATTTATCTGAATATTCTGCTGATGAACACTTTGGTCCAAATGCTGGTTAATATTATAAGAGTATGTATTACCAATTTTTTTGGTAAGTTCAAGAATTTGTTTTTCAAGGTGGTCAATATGTTCTTTATATATTTTCTCTTTTTCTTCGATGATATGTGAGGTTTTACTCGCCATAATGCATTTTTTGAGGTGTTTATTTAAATTGTACTTCGCAGAATAGGATTTTTCACAATAGGGGCAAGAAATATTCTTTTTATCTTCTTCTTCTTGAATTGGAACGATAAGTATGCATTGTTTTTTTGTATCATTTATATGCCTTTCATAATTATATTTTCGGTCAAATATCTTACCACATCTTTTACAATTATATTGAGTCATTCTTTCGCTATTACATATATATTATTTTTTATTTTGCTCTAAAATACTCAAATTATTCCTTCGATTGGAATATGATTCATAGTTTTACTTTTTTATTTTTATTAAATAAAAATATTTTTTTTACAATGGTTTGCTGTAAGGATTTTAGCCTATATTATTTTAATGTAAAATATATTTTGAGCAACTGGAATATTTTGGAATATGGTGGAATAAATAATTGGAATAAATGAGTAAAAATATGGGATTATGGCTATCTTATTATCATAAATGTTTTATTTTTTGGCTCCAAAAAATAAAATTATGGTCTTTATATTACCTTTTAATTAAAAATTATGAAAAAATATTATATATTTTTTTTGCATAATTTATATATTAGTTACCAAGTTACCATATTTTTTTATTTTACATTTATAAAAAAAAGAAATATGATATTGAGATTACCATTTTTGGGCTTATTACCAGTGTATTACCATGTGGTTTTTTATCGATTTTTTAGAAAAAACGTGGTAGAAAATGGTAATGATGGGGGAAATATGGGTCTAAGTGTAAAGTATTTTATGGTAGAAAAAAATGGTAGTAATTTTTATTATTGGCGATGGAATATCAAAAAAAGGTAATAAATGATCGTAAAATTACTCATTTTACAAAAAATCATGAAAAAATTATTTTTTTCGATATTTTTGGATGAAAAATAGATAGTGAATTTTACAAGAAAAATTATGAAAAATTTTTTTTTAGCAATTTTGTTCAAAAATTTTTTTATCTTACCACGGATGATAGCAGGACGTTTAAATTTTAAAAAATGTCGTTTTTTACGCTCTCATTTTTTGAGGCATGGTAAGGGCTAAAAAAATGGGTATTACCATAAAAATTGGTATGGTAATGATTTTTTGAAAATAATTTTTGCAACAAAAAAGTACTTTTAGTATCCGTCAAGGGTCAAAAAAATTATTAGAATAATTATGATAAACCTTTTTTAAAGGAGGCATCTCGATGGAAATACTGGTGGATGATGAAGTGTCATTTTACGACCATAATACTACCATAATACCATATGGTAATAAAAACGTGAAAAACTCATGGAATAAAAAGTTCAAAAATTTCCGACTTTATCATATATGATGCTAAAAAATGTAATATAACCATAATTATGGTAACAAAATATTTAGAAAAATTCCTAAAATGCATTTTAATACCATTTTTGGTAAGGGGTCCAAAACCCCATCAGAGCCTATCAGTAAATTTTTTTTTATGAAAATTATGGAAAAATATTTAACAGAAGTACTGATATGTCATTACCATTACCATAATAGAAATTTTTTTATTTAAAAAAATGGTAACGTGATACCATAATTTTCAAAAATTGAACAAAAAAGAGGGTGTTTTTGAAAATGGTCGTATTTCATCAGGATTGGTTGTTTATTTTATTTTATTGTTTATTTTATGAAAAACACCTTTTGAATAACAGGTATTTTTTAGAAATTTATTTTTATTAAAAAAAATGGTAGAAAAAAAATTTATTTTTCTCGATGCATTACCATACTTTATGGTAATAGCAAACATACTTAAAAAACGTGCTTAATACCAAAAAAGTCATTTTTTTGAAAGGTCGATTTTTGATATTTTTCTCGATTTTGCATAGGTTGTTTCTATAAAATATTTTTTTTTTTTTAAATTTTTTTTCTCTGGTAGGAAGAACTTCGACAAAAAAAAATTTTTTGGTTTTTGGAAAAAGTCAGTTTTTTTCGAATTTGAGGGTCAGTGTTTTTTTATTAGTATTTACTATTATTTTTTAAATTATAATTATATAGAAAAATAATATAACTGATAACAAAAGTAGGAATGAAATCCTTAATAAAAGTTCAAAAAGCTCTCCAACATGGTAGTGATATGGTATGTTTTGATTAAGGTTTTGAAAAATTTTTGCTACCATAAAGTTTTTGAGTTATGGTATATCAGAGGGTAAAAAACATCAGTATTTTGGAGAAAAATCATAAAAAACAAAAAAGTCATCTGATGCAAGCTCGACTTTTTAAAATATGGTAAGGCATGAACATCAAGCTTCTTTGCATTTTTATGGTAGTAAATGGTAGGAAATTTTTTTTGTCTTTTCGACAAAACATGGTAATAACCACCTTTTCGTGGTAGGGTAGAAGCGTTGAAAAAAAATCCATATGGTAAGGACTACCATAAATTTCGCTTTTTTTAAATGAAAAAATGCAAAAAATCGGGGAAAAAGTATGGTAATACGCGATATTCTAATGATTTTTTTGAAAAAGTATGGTAAGGAAAAGCTAATTGGTCTTTAAAAGTCTAAGAAATTTTAAAAGGGCTTATGGTGGATATGACCATTTTTAATACCATAAAGTTTTTTATTTATGGATAGGTGTCATGGTAGAATGGTAAGAGGTTTTGCCATGGTACTGGAGAAGCAAACGTTTTTTTTCAAAAACATGGTAGTTTATGGTATGGAAGGTGACCTTGGGATTTTTTTAACCCCACCATCGCGTACCATAGCCCTTACCATAGACTTTTTTGGAGGACTTTTCTCTGGTAGTCCCTGTAATAAAATTCAAAAATACGACCATGATTTTTCCGCTCACGGTAGTATATGGTAGCAATGCTACCATACGGTATTATTTTTTGAAATGAAGGGCACTAGCATTTTTATGGTAAGAAGGGAAGTTTTCACTTTTTTTCGCATTTTATACCATACCCCCTTACCATAGAGAAGCGAAAAAAAACGCATTTATTACCATGTGGTAATAAAATGCCACCATCCATTTTTGGAAAGTTGCGTAAAAACAGGTTTTGAAATTTATGGTGCAAATCCTATTACCATATATTTTAGCACCATGAAAAAATAGGATTTCTTCATTTTATTACCAATATTTGGTAATCTGGATTTTTATTGAAAAATCTATTACCATCATATTTTTTCCATTTTTGACCCTAGAGTTTTTTCTTGAAAAACTGAAAAATGTGCATCAAAAAGTCAAAAATGGTCTTGAGATTACCACGCAAAACCCCAAGGGTCAAAATTGGTCATTACCATTGGTAAGGACTTTTTTTCAAAAAATGAAAAAGGTGCCAAAACGGTTCAAAATGGTGCCAAAAATGGAAAAAATGGATAAAAATTAAGAAAAAAAATCAAAAAAATTGACCCTAGAGCGCAACCATAGTGTTAAAAATGGTCATTTTCGGTCAAATGTCGATGCCGCATTGGTTTTTTTCGAAAAATTAACGATTTTGACCCTACGGTTCGGGCGGTTATTTACTGATAAAGTGTAAAAAGGTGAAAAATTGCTCATCAGTAAATATTTTTTGAAAATTATGGAAAATGATATAAAAATGTAATCAGATACGTTTTTATTTTTTAAAATATTATTTAATAAATAGCTATATTTTAGCAGTATTATAAAATAATTAGAAAATAGCATCAGTATGCTCAAAAACATTATTCCAAAAATATAATCTTCTATTTTATAATATGAAATATTATGGTCGCGATGGTAATAAAAAAATGAAAAAAAGATATTTTGAAGTAATAATGAATACAGCTACCAAGGGAATTTACACAGATTTTACTCCGATTAAAGTAGCTAAAAAAGTTACAAGCGAACTTGTAGGAAAAAAGAAACATATTATTTTCACTTTACGAGAAAAGAGAAAATCAGGGAAAAACTATGGTCCTTATATTGGAAGTATTAAAGATGGAAGGGTGGTGGCGAGGATTCATAAAATGAGCGGTGGTGATTTAATAGATTGCGTATTTAATAAAATAACAGTAAATAATTTTAAGGTTGATGTGAAAGAACAACCTAAAATAAAAATAACAAAATTTTGTTTTACCAAGGCTACCATAATATTTTTTGATTCTTTGATACATAACAAAAAAAATTATTATAAATATGCAATTTACAGAGAAAAAGATAACGTTTTTGTTATTGAATTGGAAATTTCTGATGAGGAAAAGTTAGAAATTAAACCAATTGGAATAAATAAGATTGAAAATAAAGAATTTTTACAAAAAATTATTGAAGAAATAAATGAAAAACAAATAAAAAATCCGAAATTTGCAGTAAAAATTAAAGAAAAAATTCAACAAGAATTGAGTAGTATCGAAAATCATAAACAAAAAATTTTTAGTTCTCCGACAAAATTATTTAGCCAACCGAAAAATCCAGAAGAAGAAGAATTTAATAGAAAATTGAATCAAGAATTCAAGATTGTTTTATCAAAATCACCTAGAAATTTCTTAACACCAAATTTAAAATTATTTCAGAAACCAACTCCAATTAATAATTCAGAAAAAGAATTTCTACAATTTTATATTTGCCCAATTGAAAATTTTGCTGAAGTAAGACGAAATGCTTTTTCTCAAATTGGTTTTGGTTTTGACCCAACATTATTTACGGGTACTTTATATTATAAATATTTATATTTTGGCAAAGATACTTTTAGAGAATTAGTTAAAGTTGAAAGAGGCTATGATGATAAAGAAATTGAAATATCTAATATAG